CCGACGATCCGGCTGGCGCCGCCGCACCGCCCGCGGCCGACGATCCACCCAGCCCTCCGGCAGCTGAGAAGGCAAGCGGCGACACAGACGGCAAGCCGGCCCCGCCGCCGTCGGCCAAGGTCGAGTTCTCGCCCGAGCAGCAGGCGCACATCGACGCCCTGGTCGCCGAGCGCGTCAAGCGCGCCGAGAAGGCCACCGAGAAAAAGGCCGCCCAGCAGGCCGAGGAGGCCGCCCGCCGCTCCCAGATGGACGAGGCCGAGCGCCTCAAGGCTGAGAAGGCCGACGCCGAAAAGCGCGCCGAGGAGGCCGAGAAGCGCGCCGAGCGCACGCTGGTCGCCGCCGAGGCGAAGCTGGCCGTGCTGGCCGCCGGCGCCAAGGCCGACCGCATCGAGCGCATCCTCGGCCTGCTCGACCTCGACGAGGTGGCGGTCGCCGATGGCAAGCCCGACGCCGAGGCGGTCAAGAGCGCCGTCCATGCGCTCAAGGGCGAGCTGCCGGAGCTGTTCGCCGGCACGTCGCTGCCCGGCCGCTCGGGCGCCGACATGGGCGGGCAGGCCAAGCCGACCTGGTCGCGGGCGCAGATCGCCGAGTTGGCCAAGGATCCGAAGGCCTACGCGGAGCACGAGGCCGAGATCGATGCCGCGCTGGCCGAGGGGCGCATCACCGACTGAGAGCCTCCAGAAAGCGTCGCCAGCCACCTCAGAAGGCCCCCGCGACCCCGGGGGCCTTCCGCATTCGAGACGTCCACACTTCCTCTCAGCCGACTGCCTATCCTTGCATCAGACGGTACGTCCGACGGGACGAGAAACACGGGCCTCGGGCTACCCGAGGCAGCGGAGATGCCCTCACCAGGGGCCGCCGACGGGCGCAAAGCGGTGCTCTGCCACACGCAAGAGAAGGAGGCTCCTGGTGAGCGTCGCGACCTTCGTGCCGGAGATCTGGACCGGCAAGCTCCTGACCGCGTTCGACAAGAAGCTCGTCTACGCGGACCTCATCAACCGTGACTACGAGGGCGAGATCAGCGCTGCGGGCGACACCGTCCGCATCAACTCGGTCGGCGATGTGGCGATCGCCGAGTACGTGCCCGGCACGACCGAGGTCGATCCCGAGACCCTCGACACCGCCGATCAGACGCTGGTCGTCGATCAGGCCCACTACTTCGCCTTCGAGGTCGACGACGTCGACAAGCGTCAGGCGAAGGCGGGGCTGGTGGCCGAGGCGACGCGCCGGGCCGGCCACAACCTGGCCGACATCGTCGATCAGTTCATCGTCGATCTCTACACCGGCGTCGATGCCGACAACGACATCGGCGGCCTGGCTATCACCGATGGCGATACGGCCTACAGCATGCTGCTCGCCATGCGCACGGCCTGCAACGAGGCCGACATCCCCGACGACGGCCGCTGGGCGGTGCTGCCGGCCTGGATCACCGGCCTGCTGCTCGACAACTCGAAGTTCGTCGCCAACCCGGCTCTGGCACAGACCGGCGGCAACCTGCTCAACGGCAAGATCGGCCGGGCGGCGGGCTTCGACATCTACGAGTCCAACAACAACCCGCTGATCACCGGCGACGACTACCTGGCCTGGGCTGGCATCAAGCCGGCGATCACCATGGCGCAGCAGATCAACGAGGTCGAGGCCTACCGCTCGCACAAGCACTTCGCCGACGTGGTGCGCGGCCTGCTGCTCTACGGCGCCAAGCTGATTCGCCCCGACGCCATCGTGACCGTCACCGCCAGCCAGACCTGATCTGTATGCGGCGGTCGGGGCGCAGCGAGGGCCCCGGCCGCCAGCTTGATGCCTGAGAGGAGGCCACGATGGCCCGCACCAAGATCACCGTCACCGAGCTGTCGCGCGACGGTGCCACCGACTATCCCGCCGGCACCACGATCGACTCTGCCCTGGTGAGCGCCGGCGCCTACGTCGATCTCGACGAGTGCCCGGCCGAGGAGCTGCTGCTGATCGTCGCCAACACGGCGGTCTCGGCGCTCGATGTCACCGTCAAGGCAGGCGACAAGCCGCTGGCGCCGCTGGCCGGCCAGGGCGACCTGGTCGAGGAGGTCGCCGCAGAGACCGGCGTGGCGATCATCGACGTCTCGACGAGCCAGCGCTGGGCGCAGAGCGGCAGCGCCGCTGAGGACGACTACGGCGTCCACATCGACTTCGAGACCGGCTTCACCGGCTCGATCATCGCGCTCAGGAAGGCTCGCCATGCGTAAGCAGAAGCCCGACGAGTTCGAGCTGGTCAAGATCCAGGGTGCCGGCAAGGCCGTCTTCGCGGTCGACCTCACGCCGCGCATCCAGAAGCTGATCGACCGTGGCGAGGTCAGCGTGCTGGCCAAGGCCAAGCGCGGCCGTGCGACCGAGAAGGCCGAAGAGCCCTCGGCGGCGGTAAGCGCAGAGCAGAGCGCCGCGGCCGAGGGAGCCTCACGGGAGGCCTGAGACCATGCCCTGGATCAGGCTCCCCAAGAGCGGCATCCCGATGCACATCAACGGCCCGCTGCGTGCCGGACAGATCGAGATCCCTGCCCCCGCCAAGGCCGAGTCGAAGCCGGCCGAGAAGCCGAAGCCCCAGGCGACGGAGAAGGCTAAGTGACCGTCGCCTATGCCACCAGCGAGGAGCTGGCCGCGTGGCTCGGTGCCTCGGCGCCGGCAGATGGCGATCGTCTGCTGCTGCGCGCCAGCGAGCTGATCGACGATGCGCTGATTGCTCCGTTCTGCATCGACGAGGCGACGCAACTGCCGACCGACACCGACATCGCGGCGGCTCTGCGCGATGCGGCCTGTGCTGTGGTCGAGCAGTGGATCGAGGTCGGTGAGGCCAACGACATCGACGGCCTGGCCGGCGCCAGCGTCGCCGTCGGCAGCTTCCAGGGCCAGCGTGCGCCGCGCATCTCGCCACGGGCCCTGGGCGTCCTGCGCAGCGCCGGGCTGATGGGCGCCGGCAGGGGAGGGGCGCTGTGATCCCGACGGCGCTGCTCTCCGATCGTGCGCTCTATGAGCCCTACGAGGGCGCCGGCGCACATGGACCCCTGTTCGCCCCCGCGGTCGAGATCGCCGGCCGCCTCGAGCCGCGGCGGACCGTGGTGCACACCGGCGATGGCACTGAGGTCGTCTCGAGCGCGGCCTTCTTCGCCCGCCCCAGCGCGCCGATCGCGCCCGAGGGTCGCCTGAGCTGCGACGGGCGCAGCTACCGCGTCCTGGACGTCGCCACGCGCAAGGCCGGCAGTCGCTCGGTCTACCTGGAGGTGATGCTCGGATGACGACGATCCGCTGGCGTCTCGATCGCCGCGACCAGGCCAAGGAGCTGCTGCGCAGCGCCGCCAAGGAGGGCCTCCATGAGGGCGCCGAGGATGTGCTGGCGCTCTCCAATGAGCGCGTGCCACACCAGGAGGGCATCCTCGAGGACTCCGGCGCCGTCTCGCCGAGTACGCCATCCTCGATCGGTGACGAGCTGATCGTCTCGATCTCCTACGACACGCCCTACGCGGTCAAGCAGCATGAGGACGAGGGCCTGCGCCATCCGAACGGACGCCAGTCCAAGTATCTGGAGAGCGCGCTCAACGAGCGCGGTCCACGAGCGCTTCGTCACGCCGCTGAGCGCATGCGCCGGAGGCTCTCGTGATCGAGGTCGCCCTCGCCAAGTACCTGCACGGCCTGGGGCTGGTCGCCTACGAGCCGTCCAGCACCTCCGGTGACTGCTTCATCGACGCCCTGCCCAGCTCGCCCGAAGAGGCGGTGATGATCAAGGCGACCGGCGGTCCGGCGCTGCCCGATGGCGCCTGGAATCCCTGGGATGAGCCGACGGTGCAGATCCTGGTGCGCGGCAGCGAAGATCCGCGCGGCGGCAAGCAGGTCGCCCAGGCGATCTACGACGCCCTGCAGGGCCTGCACAACACCACGCTCGATGAGGGCGGCGCCGATGCGGTCTACCTGGTTTCGGCGACCGCGATCCAGTCGGCGCCGGCGCACATCGGCCGGGACGAGAACCATCGCCACCTCTTCAGCCAGAACCACGCTCTCCACGTGAGGGCCGACACCCCGAATCGCACGTAAGGAGGGCCGCACCATGGCCACCGACAAGGTCCTGCTCAGGGACGTCACCGTCGAGATCAACACCGGCACCGAGGCGGCCCCGGTCTGGGCGGCGATCGAGAACAAGCTCACCGTCGAGCACACCCCGGCAACGACCCGCGCCGATGTCACCGACTGCGACTCAGACGGCGCCGATGAGAACCGCGTCACCTCGCGCGGCCATACCTTCGCCTTCGGCTACCACCGCAAGGAAGACGCTGCCAGCGGCGATCGCGATCCCGGCCAGGAGGCGCTTGAGACCGCCGCCCAGGCGGTCGGTGCCGCCAGCCTCACGCAGTACCGGATCAGCTCGCCCGGCGGCAACACGCTGACCTTCTCTGCCACGACGCAGGTCAAGGAGATCGGCGGCGGCCACAACGACCACATCAAGGCCGAGGCCGAGCTGGTCGTCTCCGGCGATATCACGAGGGCCTGATGACCGCGCGCTTCCTTGACTGGGACACCGCCCGCGCCGAGCGTGCCCGCGAACCGCTCATCGTGCGCCTCTTCGGAGAGGACTGGTCGCTGCCGGCCGATATGCCGGCCGAGGTGATGCTCGAGATCGTGCGCCTCGAAGCCGAGGAGGGCCCCGACTCCGAGGTCTCCGACGCCCAGGTCTTCTCCGCGCTCTCGCGCGTTGTGCCTGCCGACATCCTCGATGAGTGGTTCGCCCGCGGCCTTGGTGCCGGCGAGCTGCCGGCCCTGCTAGTGAGCATCCTGCGCCTCTACCAACGTCCGCAGGCGGCTGCGAGCGACGAGGCCGGGGCCGAGGGAAAAGCCCCGACGCCGGCCTCATCCTCGAGCGCTGGGCAGCGATAGAGGCCGACTTCATGCGCGAGTACCGCATGAACATCAACGCGGCGGTCGGGCGCCTCAGCTGGCGGCGGTTCTGCGTGCTGCTGGCCGGGCTCTCGCCGGCGTCGCTGTGGTGCCTGCACGCCGCTGCCGATGGCCAGCGCGCGCCGGAGCTTGCCGGCGAGGCGCTCGATGCGTGGATCTCCCGTTTCCCCAAGGCTGGTGAGCGGTGAGCCTCGGCGGCTTCAAGGTCGGTGAGCTGTACGCCACCCTGGCGATCGACGATCGCAGCGTCGATCGCACCCTCGATGGCATGGACGGCAAGGCCAAGGGCGTCGCCGGGCGCATGAGCGGCTATGTCAAGGGTGCCATGGCCGGCATGGCCGGCGCCGCCTTGGGCCGCTTTGCCTGGGAGGGCGTCAAGGCCGCCGGCGACCTCGATGAGGCGCTCAACAAGAGCAAGGTCATCTTCCGGGAGTCATCGAAGGCCGTCGATGACTGGGCCCAGCACTCGCAGTACGCGATCTACTTCACCCGCCAGGCTGCCAACGAGTACGCCGCCACGCTCGGCAACCTCCTGCAGGGCGAGTTCACCCTCCAGGAGAAGGCGAAGATGAGCATGACGCTCACCGAGCGCGCCGCCGACCTTGCCTCGCTGCACAACACCACCGTCGAGGAGGCGCTTGAGTCGATGCGCTCCGGCCTGGTCGGTGAGACCGAGCCGCTGCGCAAGTATGGCATCCAGCTCTCGGCCGCCAAGATCGAGGCCGAGGCGCTGCGCCTGGGCTTGATCAAGGAAGGCCAGGCGCTCGATGAGACAGCCAAGTCGCGGGCGATCTACAGCCTCATCCTCAAGGAGTCGAACGTCGCCGCCGGCGATGCGATCAACACCCAGGACTCGCTCTCCAACAAGCTCAAGCAGGCCGAGGCCGCCTGGCATGAGATCAAGGTCGAGATCGGCACCGAGTTCTTGCCAGTGATGACCGATGCCGCCAAGCAGGGGGTGAGCTTCCTGCGGGTGATCCGGCCGATGATCCCGCTGCTCATCAAGGGCGGCATCGCCTTCGGTGGTCTGTGGGCGGCGGTCAAGGGTTACGGCATCCTCAAGGACGCTGTGGGCGCCGGCCGCGACCTGTTGGGCGCCCTGCGCCTCATCCCCGGCGTCTCCGGTCGTGCCTCCGGCGCCCTGGTCGACCTCGGCGAGCGTGGCGCCAAGGGGCTGATGCCGGCGACCTCTCAGACGGGCCGCCTGCTCACTCTGCTGGGCCGGATCGGTCCAGTGGCCGGCGCCGCGGCTCTGGCCATGGCCGCCATCAAGCTCACCGACATCGTGGCGCCGGAACTCGACACCAACGAGGCGGCCAAGAAGCAGGGCGTCGGCTACGGCGGCAAGAGCGCTGCGGCCTCGACCGAGGCCGAGAAGCGCCTCGAGCGCAACCGCAAGCTGCTCGAGAAGCAGAACAGTGTCAAGCCGCTCAAGTGGTCTCTCGACAAAGGCTGGTTTGCCAACGGCGGTGACTTCGTCGCCCACAGCCCGATGGTGATCGGCGTGGGCGACCGACGCGAGCGCGTGCAGATCACGCCGCTCGATGGCAGCCGGGCCGCCGGCGGCGGTGCGCAGATCACGATCGCCTGGAGCACCTTCACCGGCAAGCCCAGCCGGCGTGAGATCGAGGGCCTCTACCGCGAGCTGTCCCGCGCCGGAGCGAGGCTCTCATGAGCGTGCGTCTGCTGCTCGCCGGGAGCATCCAGCTGCGCTACCGGCGCGAGACCGACTTCGGCCGCCTGGCAGCCGAGCTGGCGCTCGCCAAGGCCGGTCACTACGGAGTGCCGAGAGCGCTCTCGATCGACCGCTCCGAGCCGCGCACGCTGCGCATCCCGATCGTCCTTGAGGGGGCTGCCACGGCTGGCATGACGGCGGCCAAGGCGATCGCCGCGCAGCTCGAGGCGATCGAGACGGCGCTGGCGGCGCCCAGCACGCTGCAGCTCTACGACAGCGAGCCGGACGGCGTGAATGTCACCCTGCGCACCCTGCCTTCCGGCGGGGCGGCGATCGAGCGCCCGGCGATGGCCGCCAACGGCCTCTGCCTGGCGACCCTGGAGATCGTCTGTGAGCCGTACGCCTACAGCGCTTCCCAGACGCTGCTCTCGTCCGCTACGGCGCTGCCGGGCGCGATCGACCTCTCGGCGATGCAGGGAAGCTATGAGACGCCGCTCGAGGTCTCCTTCGCCCTGTCCAACATGACCCAGGTCATCCTCGGCCTGCTCGAGGAGCCCTACGCCGACTGGGCCGACTGGCTCGGCGATGCCAACGAGCTTACCTGGGACTCCGGCGTGGCCGCTGCCGATGGCAACGCTGCCGGTGGCCAGGCGCGCAAGAGTTCCGCCGGTGCCCGCATGGGCGCCGCCATCCCGGTGACGAGTTTCCCGCGCGGTGAGTACGCCCTTTGGGTGCGGGCCCGCATGACGAGCGGCACGGCCCTGCTGTGGTCGAGCAGCATCGGCAGCGACAAGGCCGTGAGCGTCGCGAACACCGCCTATCGCTGGCACAACCTCGGCCGCCTGATCTGCCCCACGAGGCACACCTACGGCGCTGGCACGGCCACCACGAGCCTGTTCATCGACCCTGAGGGCAGTGCCGATGCCTGGCTTGATCGCTACGCCTTCGTGCGCGCCGCGGCCGGCTATCTGGCCTACGACGGCGATGCCTGCGACTCCATCGCTCACGACGGCCAGCACGCCTACGTCGATGGGCGCACCGACTACGAGAGCATCCGCGGCTCGGGGCTCTACGCCCTGCGCGGCAAGCTCTGCGCCCTCGTCGAGACCAACGGCGCGTCCGGTCCCTCCCTCTCACCGACCGTCGTCGTCAAGGCGACCCCTCGAACGAATCTCTGGAGGTAACGAGATGTCCTGGTACTACAGCGGCGGCGCCGCCAACGCAGATCCCGATGCCTCGCTCGGCGGGGCGATCAGCTCCGTCGCCGTCGGCGAGAGCCTCAACGACCTCTTCGACGATGTGGGCGGCGCCGAGAGCGAGGCCGGTGACGTGGAGTACAGGTGCGTGTACTACGTGAACGAGACCGGCGGCACGCTGGAGAACGTCCACGTCTATGTCCCTGGCCAGCCCTCCGGTGATGATTCCTTCAAGGCCGGCAAGGACCTGGCCGGCAAGAACGCGACCGCCGATACGATCGCCGATGAGGACACAGCACCCGACCCGGCCGTGACCTTTGCCACCTCCGCCGACTACGCCGCGGGCATCGACCTCGGCACGCTGGCCAACGGCGACTACCACGGCGTCTGGGTCGAGCGCACGGTGCCGTCCAGCGCCACCGCCGGCACCTCGAGCTGGACGATCAGGGCGCGCGGCGAGACGGCGAGCTAAGGCGCCTGAGGTAGCCTCAGCATGAGCATCGCCTTCCGGGGCCACTCGCTCGGCCACAGCGGCTATGTCGCCTCGCCGTATGCGACCACCAAGCCCTCC